ACGGAAGTTAGATCAGTTGAATTTGAGGATGGGTTGCTAACTATTGTTCTTGGTAGGATCGTACCTGAACATCATCAGAAAAAAGTTTGGTTTTAACCAATTTATATGCTACAATAAGGGGGTCAAACAACCCTCTTTTTTTATGGATAAAATTGACACACAGGGTATGAGTTTACCTGGTAGATCAAAGAACCCAAGTAGTTATGATCCTATGCCAGTAAAAATTCGCACAATATTTACACCAGAAGAACGTGTCGAGTTGAAGCAAATCATTAATGAAGCACTTGACGAGAGGGAGAAAGCATGAAGCATCGTGATAACTATTACGTCAAGTTTGATGATGATGAACTACGACAGATCTTGAAAGAGATTAGTAATGAAGAAGTGAAAGTAAGAATAAGAAGTGCATTGGGAGAGACTATTGATCCCATAGATAAGTTTCACGCAACTATCGCATATTATAATAATGAAGTTTAAAGCACTTGTATTCGTTCGTTTGAGATCGCAGGTGGATGACTCTCCTGGTAATGCTGTGAGAGATGCCTGTAAGAGACTGTCCGAGTTGGACATCAAGAAACTTAGACTTGGCAAGGTGATTGATGTTTGGTTAGAGGCAGAAACTAGAGAGTATGCTGAGAAGGAACTCGAAATGCTTTCTGATAGATTTCTTGCTAACACAGTTATGGAAGATTGGGATTATGAATTGACTGAGATTGAAAATTTCCCTAAAGGTATTGAAGCATGACCGATTTTAACGCACCAGGATCTAATAAAATAGGAATCACTCCTGTATTTACAGATTTTGTAGTTAATTTACAACTCGATAATGTAGTGAAAATCTTAAATGCTAAGATCGAACGTTGTAATGTATACAACAGTGACAATAGAGATGAAGTATACAAACAAATTACTATTACATACAAGCAGGAGGATTAATGGAAGTAATTATAGAAGGTAAGGTTAAAACCGTTTATCAAGGAGATGACGCACAGCAGGTTATCATTGAGTATCATGATAAAGTGACTGCTGGCAACGGAGAGAAGGAAGATCATCCTTTAGGAAAAGGATCTCTGTGTTGTAGTATCTCATCCATCATCTTTGAAAAACTTTCCAAAGAAAATATCCCAACTCATTATATTAATATGGTTGGTGCAAATAAGATGGTATGTAAGAAGGTAGGTATCGTTCCATTAGAAGTCATCTGTCGTAATCGTGCTGCTGGATCTATTGTTCGTGAGACAACTCTTGTAGAAGGTGCTCCACTACCGCAACCGATTGTTGAGTTCTTTCTGAAGGATGATAGCAAGCACGATCCTCTTCTGACACCAGATCGTGTGCGTCTGATGGGATACAATCCTGACCCTTTCATTGAGATGACATTACGGGTCAATGATTACCTTCGTCAGATGTTCTACATCTTAGGTATTGATCTTGTAGATTTTAAGGTTGAGTATGGTTATGATGCTCACGGTGATTTGTATCTTGCCGATGAGATCAGTCCTGATAGTATGAGACTATGGAAGATTGGTAGTGATGAACGATTCGATAAGGATCTATTCAGAAAAGATGAAGGAGATATCGTCCCTGCCTATCGTGAGATCCTTGACCGACTGCAACCACTGGCAATTCAATGACAGTTAACAAAACCTGGACAGTAATGAACGACCTTCAAGAGTCATTCAATCAGATTAATACATTCTCATTTCTTCTTGATCAACTACAAGAAGCAGTAGATGCTGGTGATTCTCAACGAATTGTTGATACTACTGCTGCACTGAATGCTTTCTATCCTCCATATTGCAATAACTGGGATGATAAATTTGAGAAAGCTTGGGACGTTGTTGTGAAATGAAAAAATTATCAAAAACTGTTATAGATTCACAAACTATTATGAGTGCAGTTATAGTTCTCCTTGTAGTACCTTTGATACTTATGTTGGCATGGAATGCTGTCATACCAGGTATTTTTGGGTTATCAACTTTGGGATACTGGTCTGCAATGGGATTGTATGTAGTTTGTAGTTTATTATTTAAATAATGAAACACCACATCCCTGATGAGATTAGAAAGAACTGCTTTGATTGTTTCAAGAGTTTGAATGCTGCTGAGAGAGCAGTTGTTTTACTTGGTGAGGATGAGTATCGTAAATCATTAGATCTTGATAATGACGATGCTCCCTGTTGGAAGATCCCAAGTAAGGAATCCACAACATTTGTAGGTTGGAACCCAATGTGTATTCCAACAATGGATTACATAGTATGGAAACTAAAACGTCGTGAACAAATTGCGAAAGGAGAAATTCACTAATGGACTACAAAACTTCTGGTGTTGACATTATTAAAGGTAGATCTTTTGTGGAATATATTAAGGTACTGGCACCTAAGATTGATGGTGGGTTCAGTGGAATGATGGAAGTACCATCAGGATATGAGAAACCTGTATTAGTATCTGGTGCTGATGGTGTCGGAACTAAAATGAATATCTGTAGGATCGCCAATGATTACACCACTATTGGACAAGATCTTGTTGCTATGTGCGTCAATGATGTTATATGTTCTGGTGCTAAACCATTATATTTTTTAGATTATATCTCCACTAAAACACTTGATGCCAATGTCAGTGACATTGTGTACGGGATTAATGTTGGTTGCACAATGGCGGGGATGGAACTTATTGGTGGAGAAACTGCTGAACATTTCAGAGCAAATGATTATGACCTTGCTGGTTTCTGTACTGGTATTGTAGAGAAGAATGATATTGTTAACGGCAATAATATTCAATCAGGTGATGTAGTGATCGGTATTGAGAGTAGTGGTCTTCATAGTAATGGATATACACTGGTCAATGATATGCTGTGGAGAAATTATATTAAGTATAAAGAGATGCCTGAGTTGCTAAGACCAACCACCATCTATGCCCGTCTCATCCAGTACCTGTTGGATGAAGTCCCCATTCTTGGTATGGCACATATTACTGGGGGAGGACTGCCTGAGAACCTCCCACGATGCCTTCCAGCAGGTCTTAGAGTTGATGTTGACTATGATGCTTGGGAGAGACCAGAAATGTTCAATAAGATCCAGAAGGCAGGAGATATTACTGAAGATGAGATGCGTAATGTATTCAATCTTGGCATTGGATTCTGTTTGGTAGTGCCAAAAGAAGTAGCGGAAAATACGCAATGTCTTATTGCAGATACTCCTTTCGGTATGAGGTCCTGGATTATTGGAAATGTTGTTGATTGATAACAATTTTTTGCCATATTTGATACAGAAGTGTATCACTATGATACAGTATACTCTATATAATTATGTACTTACAGAGGACGACTTATGAACTTTACAGCCGCCACTCTCACCGTTGGAATTGCAATGACTATTTTTATCGGTGGTCCCATCTCTAGCATACTACCCTAATGGTCCACCCACAAATCTATATCTAACCACTCCATAAATAAAAATTGAATATCGTCACCGCAGAGGACGACTGGTAAAATCCAGTAAGTCCTCTATTTTTTGGAGATTATTATGAGTTTACAAGTCAACGATTCATTAGTTCACGGATTTATCCAAAAAGAATTAGAGAGACAACAGAATCATCTAGAGATGATTGCTAGTGAGAACTTTACGTCTCCTGATGTGATGGAAGCACAGGGTTCAATTCTTACTAATAAGTATGCAGAAGGATTGCCTGGTAAAAGATACTATGGTGGATGTGAATGGGTTGACCAAATTGAAGATCTTGCAAGAGAACGAGTAAAAAAACTATTCAACGCCGAGTGGGCAAATGTCCAACCTCATAGTGGAGCACAAGCAAATGCTGCTGTATTCCTTGCTCTTCTGAAACCAGGAGACACTGTTCTATCTCTTGATCTATCTCATGGTGGTCATCTATCCCACGGATCAAAAGTTAATATGTCTGGTAAGTGGTTCAATGTTTGCCACTATGAAGTTGATGAGACTGGTAGACTGGATTATGATAGAATATTAGAACTTGCAAAGGAATGTAAACCACAACTTATCATCTGTGGATTCTCTGCATATACTAGAACAATTGATTTCAGTAAGTTTAGGAATATTGCTGATGAAGTTGGATCATATCTATTAGCAGACATTGCACACATTGCAGGATTGGTTGCATCAGGTGTTCATCCATCACCACTTCCATATGCAGATGTAGTTACCACAACAACTCATAAGACTCTGAGAGGTCCGAGAGGTGGGTTGATTATGTCTAATGATGTTGAGATGGGTAAGAGGTTGGACAAGGCAGTATTTCCAGGAACTCAGGGTGGTCCATTGGAACATGTGATTGCTGCAAAAGCAGTTGCATTTGGTGAGGCACTTAAACCAGAGTTTAAAGAGTATTGCTCGCAAGTCGTTTCTAATTCAAAAACACTTGCCAAGAGATTAATTGAAAATGGCATTAACATTGTATCTGATGGAACAGATAACCATATTGTTCTACTTGATTTGAGGAGTTTGGGAATTACTGGAAAGATTGCTGATCAACTGGTAAGTGAAATTAATATCACTGCGAATAAAAATACAGTTCCTTTTGATCCAGAATCGCCCTTTGTTACCAGTGGATTACGATTAGGTTCATCTGCTCTCACTACAAGAGGATTTGATGAGAATGATTTCATTGAGGTTGCTGATATTATTGCAAGTCGATTAAAAAATTATGAGGAAGATGGGAATAAAGAAGAATGTTTAAGAAGAGTGTCTAAACTTTGTGAAGGTAATCCTCTCTACTAAATAAAATTGAATATCGTCGCCGCAGAGGGGCAACTGGCACAATCCAGTTGACGCTCCTCTTTTTTCTTGCTATAATGAATTGAGGAAATTATGAAATTATGTCTATCAAATTGATGCTCCTGAAAACAGGAGAAACCCTGATCAGTGACGCTAAAGAAGTTGCTCAAGAAGATCAAGTTCGGGGATATATGCTTGAAAGTCCTCACTTCATTAGAACTCAGGAAAAAGTTGCTCTAATGGAAAGTGATACTGGAAATGGAAATTATGAGCTAGATATTGTACTTACACCTTGGATGATTCTTTCAAGTGATACTACTTTTGTGATTACTGCAGATACTGTTTCTACTATCTGCGAACCTATCCCTAGTGTAAGGGAAATGTTTATTAAGAAAACTTCTGCTAAAATGGAAGTTGAAGAAATCCCACTAAGTGAAACTGAGGTTTTAAATGGATAAAGTTGTTAAGTGTTTGCTCATTGATGTTGATAATGTCATCATCAGTGAGATTGAAGAAGTAGATGCTGCTATTGGTGATCCTAATTGCAAGCTAACTAAACCATATAGATTCTATTCTGAAGATAATATGGAACCCTGGCCGAAGGGAACTAATCAAACGGAACTGATGATACGTGCTGAAAATATTCTCACTATTGCAGATCCATCTCCCGACATTATTGCACAGTATTTGAAACTTACTACAGAATGAGATTTTACACGAACGTCCAAATGGTTGGGAATCACTTTTTGGTCCGTGGTTATGAAGACGGTAGACACTTTGCAACCAGAGAAAAGTTTTACCCGACTCTTTTTGTTGCTGCCAACAAAAAAACAAAATACAAAACTCTTGAGGGAGAATATGTTGAATCTATTGAACCTGGAACTGTTCGTGATTGCCGCGAGTTCATTAAAAGGTATGATGGTGTAGACAACTTCAAAATCTACGGAAACGATAGATACATCTATCAGTATATTTCTGAGAAGTATCCTGAAGAAGAAATTAAGTTTGATACTACAAAGATCAAGATTTCTACAATTGATATTGAGGTAAAGACTGAAAATGGATTCCCTGATGTAGAGTCTGCTGCAGAGGAAGTTCTTCTGATTACGGTGCAGGATTATACTACTAAACAGATTCGCACTTGGGGGCAAGGACCCTTCAATAACAAGCAACAGAATGTTATCTACAAGCAGTTTAGGACTGAGTATGAACTTCTGAATGATTTCATCAACTGGTGGATGATTGAAGATAACACTCCTGAAGTTGTTACTGGTTGGAATAGTGAACTGTATGATATGCCGTATCTTGTACGTCGTATCGATAGGATCTTGGGTGAGAAGTTGATGAAGCGATTGTCTCCCTGGGGTCTTGTTACTGAGAAGGAAACATTTATTGCAGGTCGCAAACATATTTCTTACGATGTTGGTGGTATTACACAACTTGATTACCTAAATCTTTATAAGAAGTTCACTTATAAGGCGCAAGAATCCTATCGACTGGATTACATTGCGAGTGTAGAACTTGGACAAAAGAAACTCGATCACTCTGAGTTTGATACCTTCAAAGATTTCTATACTAAAGGGTGGCAGAAGTTTGTAGAATACAATATCATTGACGTGGAACTTGTTGACCGTATGGAAGACAAGATGAAACTGATTGAACTAGCAATCGTTATGGCGTATGACGCTAAAGCGAACTATGCTGATGTGTTCTCTCAGGTTCGTATGTGGGATACGATTATCTACAATTACCTTAAAAAGAGGAACATTGTAATCCCTCCCATCGTTCGTTCTGATAAAGACTCTAAGTATGCAGGTGCATATGTCAAGGAACCGGTTCCGGGAAAGTATGATTGGGTTGTGTCTTTTGACCTTAACTCTCTCTACCCTCATCTTATTATGCAATACAACATCTCTCCAGAGACGTTACTTGAGGAGAGACACCCATCAGCTACGGTTGATAGAATCCTTAATCAAGAGATAAACTTTGAACTATACAGCGATAATGCTGTTTGTGCTAATGGTTCAATGTATCGAAAGGACAAGAGGGGATTTCTTCCAGAACTGATGGATAAGATCTATAAGGATCGAACCGTCTATAAAAAGAAGATGTTGCAGGCGAAACAACAGTATGAAAAAACTCCAACTAAAACGCTTGAGAAGGAAATCGCCAGATGCAATAACATCCAGATGGCACGAAAGATTCAACTCAACTCTGCATATGGTGCTATTGGTAATCAGTATTTTAGGTATTATAAACTGGCAAATGCTGAAGCAATTACTCTCTCAGGTCAAGTTTCAATCCGTTGGATTGAGAATAAGATGAATCAAAAGATCAATAAGATCTTGAAAACAAATGATGTTGATTATGTTATTGCTTCTGATACCGATTCCATTTATCTTAACTTGGGTCCTCTGGTTGAAAATGTATACCAGGGAAGAGAGAAAACTACTGAAAGCATTGTCACGTTCCTTAATAAGGTCTGTGAGATGGAACTTGAAAAGTATATTGACCGTTGCTACGAAGAACTGGCAACGTATGTGAATGCTTATGACCAGAAGATGCAGATGAAGCGTGAGAACATTGCTGAACGTGGTATCTGGACCGCTAAGAAGCGATACATTCTTAATGTATGGGACAGTGAAGGTGTTCGTTACGATGAACCTAAACTGAAGATGATGGGCATTGAGGCAGTTAAGTCCTCAACACCAGCACCCTGTCGCACGATGATTAAGGATGGTCTTAAACTTATGATGAGTGGCACTGAAGAAGATGTTATTAAGTACATTGATAACTGTCGAACCGAGTTCAAAAAACTTCCGCCAGAACAGATTGCTTTTCCACGTTCTGTATCTGATGTAGTAAAATATAGATCATACTCCAGCATCTATGCTAAAGGAACTCCAATTCATTGTCGTGGTGCTCTTCTCTTCAATCATTATATTAAGGAGAAAAAACTCACCAATAAATATTCACTTATCAATAATGGAGAAAAGATCAAATTTCTCTATTTGAAGAAACCCAATATTATTAGGGAGAATGTGATCTCATTCATTCAAGAGTTCCCTAAAGAACTTGACCTTGACAAATATATCGACTATGACCTACAATTTGAAAAGAGTTTTGTCGAACCTCTCAAGGCAATCCTTGATGCAATTGGGTGGAATGTAGAAAAAACTGTAAACCTGGAATTATTTTTCTCCTAATGGAACTTCCTATTAACGACAAGGAACTTGCAACTATTGTAAGTGCATTGAGACTTGGTGGAGATGCTGCTCTCTATCAAAAAATCAATACGATCAAAAAGATTAGGGAAACTAACCCTGATACATATAAAAAAGTAGCACGCGAAGAATTTGGATTTGTTATTTAATGGATTTTTTAAAAGAGATTGTAAAAGAGATCGGAGATGACTATACCAAACTGGCAAAAGACATCGACGACACAGAAACTTACGTGGACACGGGTTCGTTCATTCTTAACGGACTCATATCAGGTAGTCTATTTGGTGGTTGTTCTGGGAATAAGATTACTGCCATTGCTGGGGAGTCTTCTACTGGGAAGACTTTCTTTAGTCTCGCTGTGGTTAAGAATTTTCTGGATAGTAATCCTGGTGGTTACTGTCTGTACTTTGACACTGAAGCAGCAGTTAACAAATCTCTTCTTGCAAGTCGTGGCATTGACTTAGAACGATTAGTTGTTGTTAATGTAGTTACTGTTGAAGAGTTCCGTGGAAAGGCGCTCAAGGCAGTGGATATGTATCAAAAAACACCTGAACAAGATCGCAAACCCTGTATGTTTGTGCTAGACTCTTTGGGGATGCTTTCCACTGAGAAAGAGATTACTGATACGCTCAACGATAAATTGGTTCGGGATATGACTAAATCCCAACTGATCAAAGGTGCGTTCCGTATGCTCACACTCAAGTTGGGTCAAGCAAATATCCCTATGATTGTTACTAACCACACTTACGATGTCATTGGTGCTTACGTCCCTACTAAGGAAATGGGTGGAGGTTCTGGACTCAAGTACGCCGCCTCAACTATCATCCACTTGTCTAAGAAAAAAGAAAAGGATGGAACAGAGATCATTGGAAATCTTATCAAGGCAAAGACTGCTAAGTCGCGTTTAAGTAAGGAGAACCAAAATGTTACAGTGCGCCTTTATTATGATGAGCGTGGTCTTGATCGATATTTTGGTCTTCTTGAACTTGGTGAGGCTGGCGGACTTTGGAAAAACGTTGGAGGTCGTTATGAGATGACTGTTGACGGTGAGGTTAAAAAAGTCTACGCCAAAGCAATTTACAAAGATCCCGAAACATACTTCACCCCAGAGGTGATGGAACAACTGAACACCATTGCAAAACAAACTTATTCTTATGGAGCGAATTGAGTCAACTATTCTACGAAACCTTGTTTTCAATGAAGAGTACTCTCGCAAAGTAATTCCGTTTATTGAACCTGATTATTTTGAGCAGAGAACCGAAAAAATTATCTTTGAGGAGATTACCCAGTTTATTGTGAAGTATGGTTCTGCCATTACAACAGAAGCACTTACGATTGAGTTAGAGAATCGCACCGACCTTTCTGAAGTGGAAGTAAAAGATTCTCGTGAGATTATTTCAAGTTTTACCGATATTTCGGTAGAACAAAATTGGTTGACTGATACTACTGAAAAGTGGTGTCGTGATCGTGCAATTTATCTTGCTCTGATGGAGTCAATCAGTATTGCCGATGGGCAAGATGAAATGAAAAATCGTGATGCGATTCCTTCAATATTATCTAATGCACTAGCGATTTCATTTGATAATCATATTGGACATGATTATCTTCAAGACTATCAAGAGAGATATGAATTTTATCATCAGAAAGAAAATCGTATTCCCTTTGATCTTGAGTATTTCAATAAGATTACGAAAGGTGGTCTGGTTAACAAGAGTCTTAATATCGCTCTTGCTGGGACAGGTGTCGGCAAGTCTTTGTTTATGTGCCATATGGCTAGCTCCGTTCTCCTTAGTGGAAGTAACGTACTATACATTACAATGGAAATGGCAGAGGAAAAAATTGCTGAACGCATTGATGCAAACCTTTTGAATGTGCCAATTCAAGATCTTGTGGATCTTCCTAAAACTTCGTTTGAAAACAAAGTTACTAGTTTGAACAAAAAAACACAGGGTCAACTTATAATTAAAGAGTATCCTACTGCAAGTGCTCATAGTGGACATTTTAAAGCACTTCTTAGTGAACTTGCACTTAAGAAATCTTTTAGACCTGATATTATATTCGTGGATTATCTCAATATTTGTGCCTCGTCGCGTTACAAGGGATCTGCCAATATTAATTCCTATACTCTTGTTAAGTCGATTGCAGAGGAACTTAGAGGATTGGCTGTCGAAGCCGAGGTCCCTATCGTATCTGCCACCCAGACCACTCGTTCTGGTTATGGCAGCTCTGATGTTGACCTTACTGACACTTCTGAGTCCTTTGGTCTCCCTGCTACTGCTGATCTTATGTTTGCCCTTATTAGCACTGAGGAACTTGAACAGTTGGGACAGATTATGGTGAAGCAGTTGAAGAACCGTTATAACGATATCTCGGTCTTCAAGAGATTTGTTATTGGCATTGACCGTGCCAAGATGCGTCTTTATGATTGTGAGCAAACAGCACAGGAGGATATACTTGACTCTGGGCAAGAAGAGCAGTATAATTATGAGGACGAAAAGAAACCTAAAAAAGCATTCGACGGATTTAAATTCTAATGAGTAAGCAAGTTGATTTTGAAAAGTATCAGAAGTTTGTAGATGCTGTTACTTCAGACCAATCTACAGATTTTGTTGCCCTTGCAGATCGTCTAGTTGAACTGGATGAAAAGGGTGCAAACATTGAACGTCTTCTGACCGCTGGTGTTGGTATCAATGCTGAAGGTGGAGAGTTCCTTGAAATCATCAAGAAACTTATCTTCCAAGGCAAACCTTGGGATGAAGCAAACAAGGAACATCTGTTCATCGAACTTGGTGATCTGATGTGGTATGTTGCCCAAGCGTGTATGGCACTTGGTGTTTCTCTTGATGAAGTTGTTGCTCGCAACGTAAAGAAACTTGAGAAGCGTTATCCTGGTGGACAGTTTGATGTATACTATTCTGAGAATAGAGAAGTTGGTGATCTTTGATAGAATCTATAATTAAAAATGAACTCTACATGGGGTACATCTTTGGTATTATGATCCTGGGTGGGTTCATTCGTGAATATCATGCACTTGAAGATGTATACTCACTAATAAAAAGATATGTTAGTGATAATCGTCTTATTATTATTCTAACCTCACTTTTAGGTGGCGTACTTCCTATTCCAGGACGTGTGGCATTATCTGCACCACTCCTAGATGCTATTGCTCCAGCAGAAAAGAAAAAACGTTCTTATTTTGGTGTAATTGATTATTTGTCTACCCATCATTATTATTGGTGGTCACCACTAGAGAAGACAGTTGTCTTACCTATGGCGGTGATGGGAGTATCCTATACGACATTTCTTGGATATACAATCGTTCCTCTTATCATTACATTATCGTATACTTGGTGGTATATCTTCTCAAAGATTGATCCTGAAAGTGTTAATATTTTAGATAATGTTCGTGAGTTCAATTGGCGTCGTGCTCTTACAGGATGGGCACCACTGATTGCTACTATTATTCTTCTATTGAATACAGGTAAAGGTGGGGCAATCTTCTTCTTCCCTTGGTTCCTTGGGATGTCAATCTATTACTCTATTGTATTTAAAGATTGGAAGTGGGGCAAGTGGTTGGATGGTAAGTTTGCTATCATTGCTACTATTGTTCTTGCATTTAGTGGTGTTGTTGGGCAAATAAAAGGTCCTGTGATGGAATACTTAAAAACAGCAACTCCTGAAATGTTAATTCCCGCTTCAATTGTTGCTATGGTTGCTGCTTGGATTATGGGTTCATCTGGTAAGTATGCTGGTATGACTTCTGCTCTGGTAGCAATCTTCGGTCCCCAATACTTGGTGTGGTTCCTCTGCACTGAATATTCTGGATATCTATTGTCACCTGCACATAAATGTTTGATGATTGGACAACAATATTTTGGAACTCCTATTAGGAAATATTATAAAGTAATTGGTGGTCTGTGTGGCATACTTATTGGATATGCAGCGATTATAACTTTTGCAATCTAATGTACACGATTCTTAATTATGCTACAGCATTTTGGACTGTAGTTGTTATGAATTGTATTCAACCCGTTAATTGGCAATACTGTTATCGGGTTGATCAGTGGTTAGTTCCTGAACTTCACGAAGGATGGAAACTATACACTAAAGAAGTAGTCCCATATCAAAAAGAGAAGGACTATCTCAAGGGGTTATAGCTCAGTTGGTAGAGCGCCTGCTTTGCAAGCAGGATGTCAGCGGTTCGAGTCCGCTTAACTCCATTTTATGTAAACTGTAATATGATTTTTTATGATAAAGTTTTTACTGATGACCAATTAGAACCAGTTTCTAATTTGCTTGAGTCTGATAAATGGTTAATTGGATCTCCTGGGTATAATGGAGATAGGGATGTTTTAAGAGAAGGAGTATTGAATCTTGAGGATGCTCCTAGACTTCCTCTTATTATGGAAAAATATGCAGAGTTAATTGATCCAATTCAGGTTCAATATCTTTCTAAATTTACCAATGGAAAGATAATGTATGATCTAAAGATTGCTAGGTACAATGTTGGGGATAAATTTGATTGGCATTGTGATGAATTAAGTCGTGAATCTCTTGAGAGAGTTATATCTTCTATTACATATTTAAATGATGATTTTGAAGGTGGTGAAACTGAATTTACTGATCGAATAATCAAACCTAAAAAGAATCATACTCTTATCTTTCCATCAAGTTGGACATTTTTACATAGAGGATTGCCTGTTACTAAAGGTATTAAACATATAATGGTAGTTCATTGTTTCGCACAAATGAATAGAAGTTTAATAAATACCTAAAAAGGGATATGGCAGGATTATCTCCCGCAGAACTTAAAAAAAGAAATAACTTCTCTCTGTTTCGCACAAGGATTGCAAGCAGGGGAGATTTTATTTTGGTCGAAAGTAATGGTAAGAAGGTAAAAATTGATCCTACTATTGCTAATACATTGAGTAGTGTAGATGATCTTGCTCAATATCAGCAAGGTTCAAGTATTGTTCTTCCTACAACGATGCGAGGGCAAGTTAGATTAACTCAGTTATATAAGGATTCAGTTTTTTCTGGAAGAACTCAAAATACAACAGCAGCAGAAGATGCTCAAGTAAGTTCTATAAGAAGAAAACTGGAGCAAATAAAAAGTCAAATTGGATCTGACTTTGTCACTTTAAAGATTGGTAAAAATTTTTATCAGGTAGTAAGTGTTGAAAGTACTCCTGGAACACCCAAATCAGACTTTCATTTTAGAGATGTCTCTGGAAGAATGGTTGGATTTGTATCTCATAAGGATGGTTCATCTGCAACTGCAATTCAGCAGTGGGGTGGTATTACTCAAAGAGGTGAACCTGTATTGGCAGCACATCCAGAAACTCAAGCATTTGTTTCTACCTGCCAAGCAATGTTTGGAGCAACAATGCCACCCGCCACAACTGTTGCCAGAAAAATTCAAGATAATACATTGAAGATGCAGACAATTTATGGTAATGGATTTGGCGGACCTTATAGTATTCAAAATGTTGATGTTCTTCTTCAAGGAACAGTTAATATATCTAAAGTAGATTCAGTCAGATATAAACTGACTGCTTCAGCACAAACACATAGCAATGGTGACCCAGTTGGTGGTGCTTACGAACCAGTTTTTATGTGCATCTATAAAGGTGATCGTTCAAATTATGGCATAAAAGGTGCTAGAATGGTGATCAGTGGAAAAGGTGGTAGGAGCATCAAAAAGTATGTCTAATTATGTTTCCGAGTTGATTAAAGATTATGATGGTGATAGTTATGAGAACTTTGCGAGATATATTTACGTAACCTTTCAAAGAGAAATTGATTCTGTTAAGGGCAAAGAAAAGGATAAATATATAAAGATAAGAAATGACATACTGAAGTATATTTCTATGAATCGTGGAAGTGTTACTTTAGAACTACGTAGAAACAAATATCAATGAAAAGTCTATTCCAATTTCTAAGTGAATCTGCTGCACAACAAGCAACTCGTCTAGGTTTGCGGGGAGATGGGCATGGGGGATGGTATGATCGTACTTCCGGCGAATTCGTTGCGAAAACTGAAAAGGGTAGACTAAAGTTTTATAATAAGAGACAAAAAATTGGTAAGGGTGATCCAGACCAAACTGATCTAGAAAAAAACGTTTCCAATCCTAATTTTAATGATCCTGCTTTAGCACAGAAAGAACCTGGGCAGGTTAAGGCAGAACCCAAACCTGAGCAAACAAAGTCTCCTACAGATTTAGAAGCAGGACCACCAAAGGTTAAAAAAACAAAAGGAACTCTTACTATTGCTTTTGGTAGATTTAATCCACCACATTTAGGTCATCAACAGTTGATGGATACTGCTGCAGCATCTGCTAAAGGAGATGATGGAGACTATATGATTGTTCCTTCACGTTCAAATGATCCTAAGAAAAATCCACTTGAAGCAGATGCTAAAGTTGCATTTATGAGGGGAATGTTCCCTCAGCATAGTAAGAATATTTCAAATGATGCAAATACACGAACCATTTTTGATGTACTGAAGAAAGCACATACTGATGGTTATGCTAATGTAAGAATTGTTGGTGGTGGAGATAGAGTAAAAGAGTTTGAGAAACTCTCAGGAAATTATAATGGCAAACTATATCAATTTGATACTATTGATGTTATTTCTGCCGGCGAAAGAGATCCAGATGCTGACGGTGTAGAAGGACTTTCTGCTTCAAGATTAAGACTAGCAGCATCTGAAAATGACTATAAAACTTTTAAATCTGCAATGCCTGACGGAATGTCAAAAAGAGATTCAAAACAACTCTTTGATACTGTAAGACAATCAATGGGTATTAAGGAAGAGTGGGGTATCTGGGAGATGGCACCAAAATTTGATCAACAAACTCTTCGTGAAAATTATATTAGCAAGACAATTTATAGAATTGGTGAATTGGTTGAACATATGAATACTGGACTGATTGGTAAAATTGTTCGTAGAGGTGCAAATCATCTCATCTGTGTTACTGAAGATAATATTATGTTCAAATCTTGGATTAAAGATGTGAATGAAGTGAACGAAGAGATTGTAAACGGTACCACTAAATCTGGTGTAAATCCTGATGAGCGTTTAGTGGGAACTGATGCACATCTGAAGTATGTTATATCCCTTGTTCCTGGCGCAATGTCTAGCGGAAGACAATTCATAAATAAATATAAGATAAAGAAATAGTATTCTAGAATTCTTCCGATGATTAAAAAGATATTTGAGGAACTCCCTGCGAGAAATCATTCCCCTGCAGTAACCGCCAGATCTGGTGGTGGTGCTAAACCATCTGGTAATAAACCATCTGGTGGTGGTAATGATAGTGGTGAGGGTGGATCTGAGAAGAAAATCCGTCAAGCAGTTTATGATATTCGTTATCGTGCAAGAAGAGAAGGTATCGAGTTAAGAGCAGCATTCTCTCAGTATATGCAGAATAGTAATCTTACATCTCAGGAACAATCAGCAGTCCGTGCAAAACTCTTTCCCAAAGGTGAGGGTTCTCCTTCTGGTGGTGGAGAAAAGAAAGAAGTTGCTAAAGAAAATTACGGCGTAGATAGTTGGGCAACTAATGATGTTGCTGGTGCTCTTTTCAAAGTATTTGTTGAAAATACTAAGAAGAATTCTTATGAACTTCAGTTAGAAGAATCAGAAGATAGAAAGTATAAGGTAAGAGTTCTTGATCCTAAGACTGAGAAGGCATATGTTAGATATGCTAATCGCCAAAAGATCACTGAACTGAGAGCAAAGGGTCTCAAAGTTGAGATGACTGAACATGGTGATCCTTATGAAGGGACTAAAAGAGAAGGTGAAAAACCTAAAGAAAAGAAAAAACTGGATCCCGTAGGAAAGGAAGATGGTGATGTGGACAATGATGGTGATAAGGATAAGTCTGATAAGTATATTCTAAATCGTCGCAAAGCAATTGGTGCTGCGATGGCAAAGAAGAAAGGTATGAGTGAGGAGTTTATTGGTGAAGTTGCTGCATCAAAAGAAAAAACGGTTGCAGTCAATAACTACAAACCAATTGCAAAAGGTATGGAACCTGCTGTTCAGATAATGCCTATTGATGGTGCTGATATTGCAAATAATAGAATTAATGATGTTCGTAAGGAAGAAGTTTCTCCTGCAAGAAAGCGTCTTTTTGAGATGATTAAGGAAGCAGAAGTTATTTCTGAGGAAATGTGTCCTAAGTGTGGCAAAAATCCTTGTGAGTGTCCAAAAGGTGAAAATAAAAAAGAGGAAGAATCTACTCCTAACGAAAGAAGAACTTATAGAGAACTTCTTAAGAATAAGTTGAGAGCGATGGGAATGAAGAATCCTATGGTTATGCCAAAGAGTGGCGAAGAGACTATGAAAATTATGACATCATCAAATGCTGTTATGGATTCTGAGTGCTAAAGAGATTCTCCAAGTAAAACATTAAGACGCTATATAGTGTAATTGCTATTAATTAAATGCTTGCATTCCTACTTCCGCTAGCATCAAAGATTATCTCTGATGCTGTTGCTAAGATTCCCGAAAATGAAGAACTCGGTGAGAAAATGGTTGAGATCTGTCTTGTTATTCTTGCTAAGGCAGTTAAGTTGACCAAGACTGAAATGGACGATCAACTCTTAGAAGTTGTCACGAAAGCAATTGCTGCCCGCGAAGAGTAGTTCCATACTTTTTATAAATATCTTTATAAAGATTCACAGGTAATAAAAAATGTCTCTTTGGGGAAATACTGACACTAATGGTGACGAACCAAAATTTGGTTCTGCACTATCTGATGCAACCTCAGTTACGATTGAGATGTATGGTGTAGATGCCACCGAACAAGGTGTTGCAACTGCTGGCGGTTCTCAATTTGCCCCTGCACATTCTGGTTGGGTTGGTATTTCCACCCATATGGATATGCATGGTAATCTGAGAGTAAAGTCGGAAACACTTGTCGCAATGGGTTCAATCACTGGTGATCAATCCGACGACACACAATTTGCTGATAGCTGATAATATGGTATGAGATTTGATGAATTGAACGAGAGTAACTACTTGCTCTTCGCTATAAAATTTTATAACAATCCTCAAGCCGTAACACGGGATGATTTTGAATCAGATCTCAAACGTATTCGGTATATTAAACGATTGTTAAAAAGATATAAAAATACGGGTGAACTTAAGATTCATCTAATATTGAATCATCTTATTATATTGTTTAATGTATTTGATGAAGCCGCAGTTCCTCTATTGTTTTACAATTTAGAGGAAGAACTCTGGCCAGCAATAAAAAGTTTTTTAGTTTTTTTAAATAGAATTCCAGATTTTCCAAAAACTAGAATCTCTGGAATTGATATCGACGAAGTTTGTTTAAAGGAATTACAATCACTCTAATGGACATCAATAAGATCATTGATATTGTAAGAACTCTCAAAGAAGAGGGTGGTCCTACTATGGCGATGGGTAATGGTCAGATTGCTGGTTCTGTTGAAGCAGGTGATGATCCTCCTATAAAGAAAAAGAAACCACCTATACTTGCTAGAGGAAAGATGCCTGGATTAAGGACACGTTGGCGAACGGGTCAAGTCTAATGGATGATGTTGCTGGTGTAAATGCTGCTATTTTAGAAAGATTGGAAAGAGTAGTTGAATCTTTGCAGGATAACTCCGTAAAGATGGGTCAACTTCTAGCAGTCCATAATGAGAAGTTAGATAAGCAAGATAGAATTGACGCTGTACTCTTTGAGAAGGTAGATAGTGTACATCGCGAAGTAAATCGTAAAGCAGAGGAAATAAAGAAAGGTTGTGAGAGAGATATTAGATTAATTGATGATCGTCTTCGTCTTATGGAAAAGAAGATGTGGACCATTGCTGGTGCCCTGACTGTAATATCATTCTTGGTTAGCATACCAGGTCAAAAATTGATGGGAAATTTCTTGACTCCTAACCAAACACCAGTTATAATAGAACAACAGAAGTAGTCCTATTGTAATGGATCTGGTTGACTCCAAGTATGTTGGGATAATATCAACACGTCTTCAGAAATTTAAGAGAGTCAAGGCAGACCTCTATAACTTTCGCTGTCCTATCTGTGGTGATTCGCAGAAGAACAAGAATAAGACGCGGGGATATTTTTATGTTGTGAAGAACAATACCAACTTCAAGTGCCATAATTGTGGTGCTAGTTTGTCGTTGAACAATTTTATTAAGAAGATTGATGGAACTCTCCATAAGCAATATACAATGGAGAAGTTTAAAGAAGGGCATACAGGTAGAAACTTTGTAGTAGATGAACCTGAATTTACTTTTAAAAAACCAGTATTCAGAAAAAGTATAGATTTGCCTAAGGCATCTCAAAACGAAGATTCTAAAAAATATTTAATTAATCGTGGTTTAAATCCAGATCAATTTTACTATGCTGAAAAGTTCAAACAATGGGTAAACACCCAGAAACAAACTTTTGATGTTGTTGGTAGAGATGAATCTAGAATTATTATACCAATGTATGATCAAGATAAAAATTTAATTGGATTCCAAGGAAGAAGTCTAATTCCTAATCCGGTTAAATATATCACCGTGATGTTGGAAGATGAATCCCCGAAAATTTACGGACTTGATAAAATCAACACAGGGAGATCAATCTATATCGTCGAAGGACCCTTTGACTCCACGTTCGTGGAAAACGCTGTTGCTATGTGCGGGTCCGATGTTGATATTGGCTCGTTTGGTTGGAGCGATTATATTTGGGTTCTTGATAACGAACCACGCAATAGAGAGATCGTCAACAGAGTATCCAAACTCATCGATAGAGGCGACTCCGTAGTTATTTGGCCAACTGCAATTGAGCAAAAGGACATTAACGATATGGTCTCTGCTGGACTTAATATTATGGATGTGTTAAAATCAAACACATACTCTGGTTTAGAAGCAAAAATTAAATTCAACACTTGGAAAAAAATATGAGCAATGGTACAAAGGTAGTCAAAAGAGATGGAAAGACTGAACCTCTTGATTTAAATAAACTCCACGTTATGGTGGAGGAAGCGTGTGTAGACCTTGCAGGTGTTTCTGCATCTCAAGTTGAAATGCAATCTGGTATTCAATTTTATGATGGTATTACTACAGGAGAGATTCAGGAGATCTTGATTCGCTCTGCAAGTGATTTGATTGATCTGGAACATCCCAACTATCAGTTTGTGGCAGCAAGGTTGCTTCTGTTCGCTCTCAGGAAGCAATTGTATGGTCGTCTACACGAAGTTCCTACAGTAAGACAGCACGTTGAGCGTTGCGTTGAGCGTGGCGTATATGATTCTGAGATATTAGATTTATATGATACCGATGAGTTTGATAAACTTCAAACTTTGATTGATCATTCTCGTGATTATTTGTTCACCTACGCTGGTTTACGTCAGGTGGTTGATAAGTACTTGGTTCAAGACAGGAGCAGTAATTCTGTTTACGAAACTCCCCAGTTTATGTACTTGTTGATTGCAGCAACTATCTTTGCAAAGTATCCAAAAGAAACCAGACTCGATTACGTAAAGAAGTACTATGACGCAATCTCAAGACACAAAATCAACATCCCAACGCCAATCATGGCAGGAGTGCGAACGCCTCTCCGTCAATTTGCGAGTTGTGTTCTCGTTGATGTTGATGACACCCTCGATAGTATCTTTAGCAGTGATATGGCTATTGGTAAATATGTTGCACAACGTGCAGGAATCGGCATCAACGCAGGTCGAATCCGTGGCATCAACGCTAAAATCAGAGGTGGAGAGGTACAACACACAGGCGTGGTCCCCTTCCTTAAAAAGTTTGAATCAACTGTACGATGCTGCACTCAAAACGGCATCAGAGGTGGTTCTGCTACAGTTCACTTTCCTATCTGGCACCAAGAAATCGAAGACATCCTAGTTCTTAAAAATAATAAAGGAACTGAGGACAATCGTGTTCGTAAATTAGATTATTCTATTCAAATATCTAAGTTGTTCTATGAACGTTTCATCCAGAATGCAGAAATTAGCTTATTCTCACCGCATGACGTACCAGGTCTTTATGATGCTTTTGGTACTGATACATTTGACGATCTCTATGTACGTTATGAATCAGATGAGTTTACTCCAAGAAAAACTATCGGGGCACAAGATCTTTTCTTAGATATTCTAAAAGAACGAGCAGAGACTGGTCGTCTCTACATTATGAATATCGACCATTGCAATACTCACTCATCTTTTATTGATAAGGTTGAGATGAGTAATCTTTGTCAAGAGATAACTCTTCCTACTAAACCATTGCAACATATTGATGATGAAAACGGAGAAATTGCTCTCTGCATACTTAGTGCTATTAATATTGGAAAAATTAGGGATCTGGAAGATCTTCAAAGTCTTTGTGATCTTGCTGTTCGGAGTTTGGATGAACTCATTGATCTCCAAGGATACCCCGTCAGAGCAGCAGAAATCGCTACTAGAGCGCGGAGATCTCTCGGTGTTGGTTTCATCGGTCTTGCTCATTACCTCGCCAAACACGGGCAATCATACGGTGATCCAGGTGCCTGGAAACTCGTACACGACCTTACAGAGTCCTTCCAATATTATCTAATTTCTGCTACAGTAGATTTGGCAGAAGAAAAAGGTGCCTGTGAATACAGTAACCGAACCAAGTATGGAAATGGAATTCTTCCAATCGATACATATAAACATGATGTGGATGAAATAATTCCAAATGAGCTTCACTATGATTGGGAAAATCTTCGACAAAGGGTACTTACCCACGGAGTTAGGAACTCAACATTGTCTGCTCAGATGCCATCGGAGAGCAGTTCCGTTGTGTCAAACGCAACAAATGGAATTGAACCACCTAGAGGATATCTGTCCATTAAGAAAAGCAAAAAAGGACCACTCAAACAGATTGTTCCGCAATACGCGACTCTTAAAAATAGTTATACCCTTCTGTGGGATATGCCTAGCAACGCTGGGTATATTAATATTGTTGCTATAATGCAAAAGTTTTTTGACCAAGCAATTAGTGGTAATTGGAGTTATAATCCAGAGAACTATCCAGACAATGAAGTTCCAGTTTCAGTAATGGCACAAGATCTTCTAACTACATACAAATACGGTTGGAAGACTTCATATTATCAAAACACATACGATTTCAAGACTGATGAAATTACAGATGATTCCAAAGAAAGTCTTGAAACATTAATCGCTCAACTAGAAAACGCCGAGGAGGAAGACTGTGAGTCTTGTAAAATTTAAGACGAACAATGAGGAAAGACCAGTGGTCGAATCCATGACTGTTTTTAATGCAGAAGAATATGATACCAAAAAGCAACCAATGTTCTTTGGTAAACCTTTGGGTATTCAAAGATACGATTCTTATAAGTATCCAATCTTTGATAAACTCACCACACAACAATTAGGATACTTCTGGAGACCTGAAGAGGTATCTCTCCAGAAAGATCGTTCAGACTATCAAACTCTTCGTCCAGAACAAAAGCATATCTTTACTTCTAATTTGAAGTATCAGATTATGTTGGATTCTGTACAGGGGCGTGGTCCTGGTATGGCATTCATTCCTTATTGCTCTCTTCCTGAATTGGAAGCGTGTATGGAGGTCTGGGGATTCATGGAGATGATTCATAGTCGTTCTTACACACATATCATTAAGAACATCTATCCAGATCCCTCAGATGTGTTTGATCATATTCTAAATGATAACCGTATTGTAGAACGTGCTACTACAGTTACACAGGCATATAATGAATTCATTAATGCTGCTCATCATTATGATAATTCTAACCAATGGTCACACGCTCTAGAAGGAATCACCTATGCACAAGATGCAAGATATGAACTTAAGCGCAAACTCTTCAGAGCAGTTGCAAACGTTAATATTCTTGAAGGTATTCGTTTTTACGTATCATTTGCGTGCAGTTTTGCTTTTGGCGAACTCAAACTTATGGAAGGAAGTGCAAAAATCATCTCACTGATTGCCAGAGATGAGAATCAGCATCTTGCCATTACTCAGAATATTCTGAAGAAGTGGAGAGAAGGTGATGATCCTGATATGGCAAAGATCTTCAAAGAAGAAGAAAAGTGGTTAGTCAGTGCTTTTGATAACTGTGTTAACCAAGAAAAACTCTGGGCAGAATATCTGTTCAAAGATGGATCTATGATTGGTCTCAATGATAAACTGCTGCAGCAGTATGTTGAGTGGATTGCCAACCGTAGAATGAAAGCAATTGGATTAAAACCTATCTATGACATACCCGCAAAGAATAACCCACTCCCCTGGACGGAACATTGGATTTCGTCGAAGGGTCTTCAGGTCGCTCCTCAGGAGACTGAGGTTGAGTCTTACATCGTCGGAGGAATTAAGCAAGATGTCAAAAAAGATACCTTCTCGGGATTCCAACTTTGAGGAAGTTTGGAGGGAGATGGATGAGATAGAACCTCTTACTCCACCTCCTCCTTCAAAGAAAACACAATTAAAAGACGCATATGCATCGTACAGGGAGGCTGCCCTGTCCGATGGTTTTATGTTTGGGGATTATAATGGGTATGATGCATACAAGGAGTAATTATAAATATTTAAAAAGATAGTAGATATGAAAACATATAAGCAATTTGTTGTTGAGTCAAATACAGCGAGAGATAATTTATATGAATTTTGGGGAGCAGCGTGGAATGGTTTAAAAATAGCAGGCAATACTGCTAAGGGTCTCGGATACGGTGCCGGATTGGGTGTGACTCTTTCTCAAGTAGTTCCATGGGCACTTGAGAAAGCGGGTAAATCGAAACAAGTATCAGATTTTACTGGAAATATACCAATTGTTGGTCCTAAAATAGATCAGTATATACAGAGTAGAGATAAGAATTCATCTAGCACACCAACTCCTGATCCTAAAGATCCTAAACCTAAAGATCCTAAACCTAAAGATCCTACAGGACCTAAAACAGATACAGGAAATCCTTATTGCAATTACAAGACTCATAGGTATGTGCGAGCTACAAACAAATGTGTTCTAAAATAATCATAAATAATAAGATAAGTTTTATTGGCAGAAATGTATTATAATCTTACTGAAGATGAAAAAGTATTTTATGAAACATCATATTCGTTGCTTAAAGCAGGTTATACGAATGAAGAGATTGTAGAATTTTGGTCTAATGATAATGAAGAAGAAGTTGAATTTATTTTAGAATCTTTGGAATATGTTGATATTAATAGAAAAGATCCAGATTTTATAGAACTTAATGAAGGTGCATTGAAGGTTATCCAATATGGTTCAAGAGCTTGGCAAGGACTTAAGACTGCTGCTAAGTTTGTAACAAACCCAATAACTAGAAATCTTGCTCTAAGATCAAGGAATGCTGCTAAGATCAAGGAACTTGCTGCTCTGACAAATCCCACGCCAGCGCAAAGAAATCTCTACAATACACTTGCAAAAAGATTACCCAACGCAGCAAAAAAAAATCCAACGAAATGGCAACCGGATAAACTAACACAAGTAAGACCTGGGTCTTCTACTTATCGACCTACACCTGAACCTACACCAGTAGCAGCACCTGCACCTGCAGCAGCATCACCACCAGCAGCACCAGTAACACCAAAAACACCAGTTGGTCCAAAAATAAAAAATACGTTGATTACAACAGGTGTTGGTGTTGGCTTAGGCGTAGGTTTAATTAATAATCGAGCGGGTGACGTACCTGTAGTAAAACCTACAGAAGTAAAACCCACAGAAACTAAAGTAGAACCTACAGAAGTAAAAACTCCAGAAGTAAAACCACGAAAAACTGATCCTGATAAAAAGGCAGATCAAGATAACTTTACTTCTGATGGATCTGAAATTAAAATAGGTGATGAGGTTGGTGGTCCAGAATTTGCGAGACCAGCACCAAAAAATACAGCACCAGAAACTAGAGTACCACAAACTAGAGTGCCACAAACTCAAGTAACACCTGAAGTAAAAAAACCATCAAGAAAAAAAGAAAGATTTAGTTTTGGTACTTATGATAGGAGCCGTCAGAGTAGAGATGGAGTTACTGGTGGTGTAAATAATTCTTATGAGTATGCTATTGACAAACTAATTTCTGAAGGTCATGCATCATCTATTGAAGAAGCAGAATATGTCTTCAAACAACTTGATGATGATTTTATCAAGGCATTTATCTCGTAACTGATTTCTTAACTAAAATAGTCCCCTCTACTGCTCTTGTAGTAGATCCAGCAGGACTGTTTAATATTAGATCGTAAAAATATTTTCCTGGTTTTAGATTTGCAGTATCTGC